AATGAATGTTGTTATTGACTCTCAAGTTAATACAGTTCACCCTGGTACAACAGGTCATCAAAAAGAGTTCCGTTGCTACTTAATCAAGTCAGGAACAATTCTTGAGGGTGAGCAATCTCCACTAAGCATTGAATCAGATAGAAACATCTTATCCAAGCAAGATGTCATGTCTGTTGATTACCATAGTGCTTATCACGTTATGGGAACTAAGTGGACTTCTGCTACAGACAACCCAACTAATGCTCTATTGGCTAACGATAACAACTGGGCATTAACATACGATGCGGATTTAATTCCTATAGTCGAACTAATCGTTAACTCACCACTTGATACAGGTACTAATCCTTAATATCATAAAAGTGTGGTCATAAACCTCATCAATTATTGGTGGGGTTTTTTCTTTACGCTACAATAAAACTAAAATTACTTTCTTATCGTGGCAGCTACTATAAACGCAACAATAAAAGGAGAAAATGCTAATAGCTATGTCACATTGACAGAAGCTAATAGTTATTTTGAGACAGTTCCAGATTCTTCAACTTGGACAAATAAAACAGACGATCAAAAAAATAGAGCATTAATATCTGCTACCAGATGGATAGATAGTTTTGTCTTTTATGGGGATAGATGTGATGATGGTCAGGCACTTAAGTTTCCCAGAAATAATTATCAGGTAGATGGTGTTGAACTGGCTTGTTCTAAAATTCCTTTAAATATTAAATATGCACAATATGAATTAGCTAGGGCTTTGGCAAATGATACTGATGCTATTACTGGTACTACAGGTAAAGATGGTAATTTTTCTGAAGTAAAATTAGGAGATATACAGGTTAAATATAATACTGATAGTCAGGGAACTGGATCTATAAATAATATTATGGATGTTTACCCGTGGTTACAAAGTTATCTTGGAGCATATATGTTAGGTGGAGCAGGTGCTTTTCAAATGAGGGTAGTTAGAGGATAATGGCAGGACAACTTGATTCATTATTAAAAAGCGTTGCTAAAGATATAGTTGCAACTTTAGGAGATTCTCTTGATACAACTATCACTTATACAAAGAAAGGGGTTTCTAGCTATAACGTGGAAACAGGAGAAAATATTACTGTTGATACGACTTATTCAGACTTAAAAGTTCCCATAGAGTTTATCAGGTCTACTGAAACTGATGGTAGAGAAAGAAGAGAGGCAAAGATATATATTACACCTGATTTGATTGGAAGTAATCAACCTACTTTTGATGATGAGGTTACAATAACTTATGCTGGATCTACAAGAGTTGGACAAATAATTAATATAGATACGAAACAAGGTGGACAAACTTATTTGTTTACTTTATTGGTGAGGTTGTAATGGCTAAAAATAGAGATGTTGGTAATGCAGGATCAGACCTAATAGGTAATTTAGAGCAAGACTTTAACAGTTTTATACGATCAACGTTGTTTGATTTATCCAGAGAAGAAGATCCAATAAGTCCTATTGATACTGGTTTTTTTGCTTCAAGTTGGACAGCCAGTACACAAAGACCCAGACCAGATCAGGCAAGAGAAGATAATCCTCCTTGGAGTGAAATAGAGCCTTCATATAGACGTATGCCATCACCTAACGCTTTAGTCGAACCTAGATTCGCAGATAAGATAAAATATAATTTTAAACTTTTTTCTAAAGTATATATAGGAAACAGATCAGAATACGCTGCAAGTGCTTTAGGTTCTACAAGAAGTAAAATTCCTCAATATATTCAAGGACAACTTAAACCTCTTGTAAATGCAATATTTACAGATAAAAAAGCTAAGATTGCTATTGGAGCAAGTAAATTTAAAGGTGGTCAAGGTGGTATTGGACAATTTGCTGATCCAAATAGAGAATTTGTTGATTACACTAATCTATGACTTTAGTTAACACCAGAGCAGCTTTTGAAAAGGCAGTAACAGATGCAGTTGCAGACGTAGATCCAACTGTAGAAATGATCTATGACAATATGGTTTATAAGACACCTGGCAAAACTAAGAAGTATATAATCATGTCAATAGATTTTGCACAGGCCACATCTCAAACACAGGGAGCATCTCAGGATTTTTATTCTGGTGTAATTCAATGTAATGTTTATGTTCCAAGAGGAAAGGGTACTGCTACTTTATCGGAACTAGGAGAGGCAGTAATTGATGGACTTACCTCTGTCAATGCTTCTGGTTACACAGATACCTTTAGTTGTAAACCTAGAGTTTTAGATGTTGTTGGTCCTGCACCTATTGTTTTAGATGACTCTGCACACTTTCTTGGCTTAATATCTTGCCAATTCACAGCAAATGCGTAGTATAGTAATGTAATATTACTTTTATATATGACTAGAGCAGTTGATCTGTTAAGAAACAAGTTTGGTGTTTCTCAACTTTATAAACATGACATCAAACAAAATGATGAAATTGTTATTACTGTTTATTGGCATCCATTAACTATTGCTGAAAGAGAATCAATACAGAAAAAAAGCAATTCTGATGATGTAAATGACTATGCTTTGCAGATGATGATTGAAAAATCATTAGATAAAGATGGTGCAAGACTTTTTCAAGATGGAGATAAAGCATCTTTGAGAAGAGAAATTGAAGCATCTGTACTTGAAGAAATACAATTAGCAATGGTAAATGCTGGTGCTGACAAGGAGGTAAAACAGGCTAAAGCCGATTTGAAAAGCTAATAAAGATTGGCAGTTTTTATTTTCTTTAGCTAAGACATTACATAAAACTGTAGCTGAGTTATGTGAAACTTTGACTATCGAAGAGATGATAGGTTGGGCTGCTTATAATGAAATTGAGAATGATGAATATAAAAAACAACAAGAACAAGCACAAAGATCTAGTGCTTTACGAGGCAAAAGAAGGTAATATAGAGAAAATGTTTTAATTTTTATAGCAAGTGGCTAATTATAATATTGATATTGTTGCTCAGATAAAAGGAAATGAAAAACTAACTAGATTTAGTAATACTCTTAAAGGAACTAGCTTAGAAGTAAAACAATTAAATAAATTTTTAAAAGAATTTCAACAAGGCGGTAATGGTGTAGTAAAAAGTTTTGATACTTTAAATAATATTCTTGCAACTGCAAAAGTAAATTTTAATGCTGTAGCTTCTGGAACTAAATTACAAGAAAAAGCTGCTAGAGAATTAGTATTGGCAGAAAAATTACTAAATAAAGAATATAAAGAGAGAGAGCAATTATTAAATAGGTTAAGAACTTCTTATACACCAATGCCTTTACCTGGTTCTGGTGTTGGTTCAGATCCTGTTGCAAAATCTATTGCTAGAAGAAGAAGAAAATTAATGAGAGGTGCAAATCAATATAGTGGTCCAATAGGTCCAGGTGAAGCTGTTTCTGCAAACTTAAGATCTCCTTTACCACCAAGCGAAAGTATTTTTAGAGGCCAAAGTGTCAATATAGAAAAAAGAATTGAACAAGCTTTAGAAACTAGAAAACAATCTGAAAAAGAGGTAGCGAAAATAAGAGAAAGATTAATTAAAAAAGAGGAAAAATTAAATGCAACACGCAAAAGAATATTAAAAGAAGAAATTAGAACACGAACAAGAATATTAAGACAAAATCAATTTGGAAATGTAAATCCTGGCATGGGAGGATTTAGGGCATTTAGTCAAAATCCTTTAACTCCAATCGATGATGCTAGTGCATACAGTTCTCCAATAGGACCGATGCCTAGGAGAAGATCAACAATGGATCGACTGAGAGGACAGTTTGCTGAAGGTGGTATGTTTGCTGGCACAAGAAATCAAAGAATTAGAGGTGCAACCAGTAGTGCTCTTATTGGTGGTGGTTTTCCATTGTTATTTGGTCAAGGTGGTTTAGGTGCTGCTCTCGGTGGTATTGGTGGTGGTATTGGTGGTGCTTTAGGTGGAGGTTTTGGTTTTGGTTTATCTATAGCTGGTACTGCAATAGCTCAACAAATACAACAAACTCTTGATTTTAGAAAATCTATTAGAGAACTAAACAAAGAAATGGGACAGATGGGTATAAGTTCAAACATAAGTGCGAGAGGAGTAAGACAACTAGGTAAGTCTTTAGGTATTACAAAAGAAGAAGCAGTAAAAGCTTTGCAAGAGTTTAAACGATTTGGAAATAATGCAATTTTATTTGCTAGAAGTTTTGGAGGAGACTTTGCTAAATTTGATGCTTTAAGTCAAGCAAATACAGTTGAGTCTGCATTATCAGCTATAAGAAAGATCAATAAAGATTTAACTTTAGAAGATGAATTAAAACTTATATTATCTATTAAAAGAAAAGGAGTAGAAGCAACAATAAATGATTTAATTACTGATACTTTAGAAAAACAAAAAGAGTTAGATACAAAAGATTTTAGAAAGACAGAGGGCAGTAATCGAATAAGACCAGGAGTATTAAGAAGGCAATCTGACGAGTTGAAAACAATAAATGAAAGAAATGCTAAAACTGTAGAAGAGTTAACAAAAGTAAGAGATTTACAAAATGAAATAAGAATTGCAAGTGAAGAAAATTCATATTCAATAGTTAAAGGTTTACAAGATGTAAATGCTGAAATAAGAAGATTAAATAGTGCACAATTTCAAATAGTTGAATTATCTAAAACACTTGGATCTGCTTTTTCAGAATCCTTTAAGGGAATAATAAAAGGAACAATGAGTGTTCAAGATGCGTTTAGAAATATGTTTATGCGTATAGCAGATCATTTCTTGGATATGGCTGCACAAATGATGGCTGCACAAATATCAAAAGGATTTCTTGGATTATTTGGAAATATGTTTGGTGGTGCAGCTTCAAATGCTGCTCCTCTTATAACAGATGATGTTTTTAATTTAGGATTTGATACAAGTTTAATAAGTGCTGGTGCTTTTGCTAATGGTGGGTATGCCCAAAGAGGTAAATCTTATTTAGTTGGAGAAAAAGGTCCTGAGATGTTTACTCCTGGTGCTGTTGGAGGGCAAGTTAGTCCTATGGGATCAACAAATATTGTAGTAAACGTAGATGCTTCTGGTTCTGCTGTTGAAGGTGATGAAGAACAGGGCAAAGAGCTTGGTCGCCTTATCTCAGTTGCAGTACAATCTGAAATAATACAGCAACAAAGACCAGGAGGATTACTTGCATAATGGCTACTTTTCCTTCAATACAACCTACATACGGACAACAAAAAAGGTCTGCACCTTTAACTCGTACTGTTCGTTTCGCTGATGGTTATGAACACAGAATATTATTTGGCCTCGCACAACATCAGAATCCGAAAACTTTTAATTTTACTTTTAATGTTTCAGAAACAGATGCAGATACTATAGAAACATTCTTAGATGCTAGAGCAAATGATAGTGATAGCTTTACTTTTACTCCGCCAGGTGAAAGTTCATCTTCTCAATTTGTTTGCGAAAATTGGACTAAATCAATACCATATAACAATAGAGCTACGATTCAAGCTACCTTTAGACAAGTATTTGAACCAGCATCATAATGTCAGTAAACGCATCAGTATTTAGTAGTCTACAGGACATAAATCCATCAGCGATTATTGAATTATTTACTCTTCAATTGTCAACAGCATTACATGGTGCAAATACAATTTATAGATTTCATGCTGGAAGCAATTTAAATGCAAATGGAAAAATAGTTTGGGCTACAAATGAATACCTAAGATTTCCCATACAAGCATCAGGCTTTGCTTTTCAAAAAGGACAGTTACCCAGACCTAGAATATCTATTAGTAATGCTACAGGTTTAATTTCATCAATACTTTTATCTGTTAATGAAACAACTGTTGGTAATGATTTAACGGGAGCTACTGTTACAAGAATTAGAACATTAGCTAAATTTATCGATGCTGTTAATTTTGCTGATGGAACAAATGCAACTGCTGATCCTACTGCTGAGTTTCCACAAGAAGTATATTTAATAGATCGTAAAGCAACAGAAACCAGAGAGATTGTTGAATTTGAACTTGCTGCACCAACAGATCTTGCTGGAGTTCGTATTCCAGGTCGTCAAGCTACTCGTTCAATCTTTCCTTCTATTGGTACGTTTGTTCAATGAGTTGGAAATATAAAGCATTACTTCATGCACAACGAGAAGATCCAAAAGAATCTTGTGGTTTGTTGTTAAATATAAAAGGTAAAGAAAGATATTTTCCTTGCCGTAATCTTTCAATGACAGAACATCAATGTTTTATTATTGACCCAGAAGATTATGTAAAGGCTGATAACACAGGAGAAATAGTTGGAGTGGTTCACAGCCACCCAATAACACCACCTGCTCCTAGTCAGGCAGATAAGATTAGTTGCGAAGATAGTAATTTACCTTGGTATATCGTCAATCCAAAAACAGAACAATGGGCATATTTAAAACCTTGTGGATATAAGCCACCTTTATTGGGTCGTCAATGGGTATGGGGTATAACTGATTGTTGGAGTTTAGTAAGAGATTGGTATAAAGAAGAAAAAAATATTGAACTTAGAGATTGGGAAAGACCTACAACATTAGAAGAATTTAATAATAAACCTCTGTTTGAAGATTGTGCATGGAGAACTAATTTTAGAGAACTTAGACCTGATGAAAAATTACAAGATGGGGATGTTTTATTGATGAGTATTTTGCATCCAACTTTAAATCATGTAGCATTATTTTTTGAAGGTGATGTTATTCATCATTTGACCGATAGACTATCTTGTAGAGAGCCTTACTCTGAATGGTTGCTAAAATGTACAGGAAAGAGGTATCGCTATGCTTC